CCGAATAAACATTGTGCTCACTTGGATTTTCCTTTTAGCATACATTTACCCATTGCGGTACATTTGGCTTTGTTAGGGCACGCAGCACATGGCTTAAACACAGCGCCTCCGGCTTTATAAGACATCGGTTTTTTAACCGCGCCCCCAGCTTTGTAAGACATAGGCTTCTTTTCTTTCATCATCATTCCGGGCATAATAAACTCCTTGGTTGGGTTAACGGTACTTCGCGGTTTTCGTGGCAATCTTTTTAGGTTGCGCTACGAACTGTTTCCCCGCAGCTTTGCCAGCGCGTTTCGCACGCGAAGTCGCAGCATACTCAGCAGGGCTAAGACTTTTGATGGCAGCATCTGGAAGATACCGCTCACCTGTATCAGAAGATTTTTTACCACTTTTGGTTTTCCATTTTTGGTCGCCCCAATCTTTGAGAGATTGCTGTGGAGGTTTCATGTCAGTCCCTGTACCCGCCGCCAGCGGCCTTGTACTTCTTGGCAACAAGTTGTGCCTTGCGTGCGCTCCATTGCCCAGCACCAGTGCCCTGCACCGCAGCAGACTTCACCTGCGACACGATCCGCTTGCGCAGTTCGGGCTTGGTGTAGTTGCCAGCAGCGTTGACCGTGGATTTGGCTTTGGGTTTGGTCGCCATGTCAGCACTTCCAAGCCCGTAGGCTCTTGTTGATCCGGCTGTCGGGATCGTTGGCTGTCTTCTCGGAGGTGAGCTTCTTTTTCATGCCCTCCATCCGGGCACAGAACGAATCCTTGCGCGGGCCACCTTCAGGCTGCGGAGCCTTCAGTCCGGGCTTGCCGGGGTTGGCTGCATTGTAGGACGCACGCCCCTTGGCGTTCAAGCCGCCCTTGGGGTCTTTGCCTTCCTTGCGAGTCCATGCTGGTGTCTTTGCCATTATGCGATCACCCCTTTGATGATGGCAAAGGTGAGCACCGGGCTCTCTGTGCCTGTAGGCGGGGTAACGGCGTTGCGGATGTTACCCACTGAGATCACACAAGACCCGGCAGCTACTGCAACGACACCGACATGGTAGTACCTGCGCGTACCAACTGCTGCACCGCTGGCGATATTGACGACGATGATATCTGTCGCCGCTATAAAGCTGTTGGTCAGGGTAAATTCATCTGCGTCATGTACAGCAAGGTTAGCAGCGAACAATGTAATCTGCCCGCTGGGCGCGTTGAGCGTCACACCCGTAGTCCGGCTCGTGCCTTGGGTGACTGCGCCGCCGAGGCCGGTTGTGTAGCCGATCGAGGTAGTCGCCAGCAGCCTTGTGCCCTTGACGATGCCCGTACCCTTGGGCGTGATGTTGATGTCGATGTTGGTGTCGTCACCAGTCGCAGATAGCGTAGGGCCGTTGCCTGTTGCAGCGTTTGCCAGTGTCAGTTCGTTGACTGCCGAAGCAGTCGCTGTGACCTTCAGCAACTCGTTGCCGTTGGTGTCGTTGACCCCCGTGACAACACGAGGCGACGTAGCCGAGAGCGCCCCTACAACTGTGCGGCCAGTACCCTTGGGCGTGATGTTCAGGTCGATGTTGGCGTCGGTGCCGTCAGCGGCCAGTGTGCTGCCATTGAGGTTGCATCCTGCGGCTGCATTGCCAGTCGCCATTGTTACGGACTCAACAAGCGTGAGGCCCGAGAACGAGCCAGTGATTGTCACGCCCGAGAGTGTGCCGCCCGTGATGGCGATAGCGCCGGAGTTCTGGGTTGCCATCGTGCCGAGGCCCAGCGCCGTGCGGGCGTTGCTGGCACTGCCGAACGCAATGTCGGAACCCAGCGTGAGACTGCCTGTGGTGGCCTGCACCGTGTTGCCGGTCAACTGAACATTGCCGACCGAGGCCGACGTGGTGCCGACCTTCAGCGCCGTAGCGACACCCGTGCCGCCGTAGACCGTCTTCTCAGTCGCAGTTGGGCCATCGTCAACGTGAAGCAGTTGATCGAAGGTGGAGGCAATGGTAGAGCTGCTAAGGTTGGTTGGCATGTCAGGCCCTCTGAATCATCACTTCGATGGTTGTGCTTACAGGCGGGGCTTGGGAAAACGTCAACGTCGTGCCGCTCACACTGTAGGTGTTCTTTTGCTGGTAGACCCCGTTGACGTACACCTGCGTGTTGTTCTCAGTACCGGGGTCGTAGGTCAACGTGAAAGCAACTGTGCTCCCGTTGCCGCTGAAATTTTGAACGCGCTGATACGCTGCCTGTGCAATAGTCAGTTGCTGAAGGGTAATCGCCTTTGTCTCGTCGGCGGTCACGTCGAAGATGACGAGCTTATCATCCGTCGCAGACTGTGCGCCGGTCAATACGGTCAGTGCCGGAATACGCTTGGCTGTCATCCTAATCTCCTATGCAAGCAGGGGGCACGAAGCCCCCCGCCAGTTTACGACACCGCCGCAGAGAACGGAGTAGCCTCAGCACCCGTTGCAATCAGGTTGCCCTGAATCGCATACAAGTTCGTTGCAAGATCAACCAACGTGAAAAGACCCCCAGCCAAGCCGCCAGTCGTGCTGCCATTCATAGTGACCGTATCACTGGCAGCAACAGTACTAAACTCAGTACCCGTACCAGCGGCTTGATCAGTCAGATACAACGAACCCGACATGACATCGGTAGCGTCAGCAACCTGAATCTTGTAGCTATTGCTCGTTACAAGAGTACCCACTGCAAAACGGAACACCGCACCAGAACCAGTAGCAGCAGGCAACGTTGCCGTCACCCCGGCAGCACGATTCAAGACGATGATCTTGTCGCCGTGAGTAGCAGCAGTCACATCCAAAGTTGCAGCAGTAGCCGATACAAGGCGCGTAGACACGTCTGCCGCAGCGTTGATCTCATCCGCTGTTGCAGCGAGTGCAGTTCCGCCAATGGACGGAGTAACGAGGTTCAGGTTGTAAGCCGTACCCCCGTTCAGCGTCACATTGTCTTGCGTAATACCACGATAAACACCCATGATTTTCTCCTTTTAAGAGCGGGGGCCAAAGCCCCCACGAGGTTTAGTTGGCGTTGGCAACGATAGCAAAAACATTCATCACGCAGTTAACTGGAGCGGCGGTATTGAGCAGAAGATCAATCGTGTCGGCAGTAACTACAACGGATGGGTTTGCAAGATCAGCCGCTTTCAGGCCGGTCGTGTTAGACACAACGTCGTTGGCATACGCATTTGCAGCATATGGCGTACCGCCTGTGAAGCCAAGGTCGAAGGTGGCAGTCGTGTTGGTAGTCTCCGCAGAGGTTACATTCACGCCAGCCGACAAAACGACGGAACCAGCGGGCAAAGAAATCACTTGTAGCGTGTCAGTAGCAGCCAGTGCAACAGCACCAGCAGCCAGACGAGCGGCGATGATCGCAGCGAAGTCCAGTTCGACTTGAAACTTGGAGATATCGGTAGTGTTCGCGGGGTACGCAGCGGTACCCTTATTGAACCCGAGCGTGTCAGTATATGCAGCCATTTTAATTTCCTTTCGGTGTGTTGGGGCGACTTAGAAGGTGATGACAGCGGTAGCCAGAGCTTCGCCTTTGACAACTTTGTAACCGTAGACCTGAAGGCCACGGACGATGTTGCCGAAGGTAGACTCGGAGCGGATGGTTTCCATGTTCGTCATCTGCGACGCAAACGTGAAGCCCATCTTGTGACCGGCGATGATGTTGTACTTGCCCGAAGACACGCTCAGGTTGTGGCTGACGTAGAGGGTAAAACGATCAACCATACCCAGACGACCATTGCGAACGATGGACATGCTGTCGCCAGTCAGCGAAGCGTCCTTCAGTTCAGACTTCTTGATCAAGCCAGCCAGCTTGGCAGGGATGACCACAAAGCGGTCGCCTTCAGGGGCGTTGGCTTCGTCCAGCACGGTGCCGAGGTCAACCAACAGGTCGACAACGGAAGTGGTGCTGGAAGCGCCGTCCTTGGTCACAGTCAGCGGAGCGCCGGTCGTACCGAGGTTAAACGAAGCAGACTGCTCGCCAGCGGTCAAACCTTTGTTGAAGGCACTGATACCGGGCAGGATGTCGGTCAACACGCGCTGGTCGATCTTGATCTTCATACGCTCGGAAGCGTCTTTCGTCCAAGTATCCATCAGGTTGATGTCCGACTGAACCTTGTCCACATCATCTTCAACGCAGGCAAAGTACTCGCCCTTGTCGATCAACAGTTGAATCTTCGGTTTGTCAGGATTTTCCACGGTCAGGGACTGGCCCTTCACGTAGTCGCGGATGGTGATTTCCGGCGTAGTGCGGATGTTCACAGCGTCGCCGTACTGGCGAATTTCACCTTCGTAGTCGGTGTTCGAGATTGCTGCGAGCACGGTGGCATCGTAGAAGTTTTCGATCAGTTTGCCCGACCAGATTTCGGGGATGAAGTTGCCGCTGTAATTCGGGCGACCGGGGGAGACGGGATAAGACATGATGTAATTCCTTTAATCAGGCATTTGCGGTAATGCGATTTTCCCGCTGGGCAGCAAAAATATCGCGTTCGATTCGGGAACGCTCCGGCTCTCGGCCTTTGTACTTCCCGGAACGGACATCGTTGAAAAACTTCTGGATGTCCTGTGGGCTGTAGGTCTTGCCTTGGTTGGCAGATACAGGGGTTCCGGTACTGCGCGAGCGACCGGGGGAAACCTGTTTCTCCAACTCAGAGCTAGGAGAGTTCCCAGTGGATTGAGCAACGGGGGCTTGTCCAGTGGACGCTAGCCAAGCGCGGAAAAAACTGATGACACGCCGAGAGTCAAGCGACCGCTGGGCATCATCGAGGAACGTCTGCCGAGTCATCCCGGTCATCGAATCAAACTCCAACAGCCATGACTGAAAGTCGGCATTGTCGTTGATCTGACGAAAGTTCGGGACATTCGCAGACAGGTCAGCCCAGAACGCTTGCTCTGCGCTCATCTGCTGGCGTTGGGCCACGGCTTGCACCTGTGGTACCACATCCACCTGCATCTTACGCAGTGTTGCTTCGAGTCCTGCAATGCGCTGGGCAACGGCCCCGAGTTCCTCGCGGGTCACTTTGCGCATCATGTCAATCGACTCGCCATACTCCTGAACGTCTTGGTCAGTGACCAGACGCTCGGCTACTGCTGGAGTAGTTTGGGGGTTTGTAGCAGCCATCGAAGCAAGCAATTGTTCCATCTGCTGTACCCGCTGCTGCATCTCCCGATTCTGCTGGTGCAGACGGGGGACTTCGGCGTTGTACATACCCTGAAGTGTTCGGTACTTCTGGGTAACAGTTTCGTCCGGCACATTGTCGGCACCCGATTTCTGCTCATTCGTGGGTGCCGTAGCGGCATTATTCGGGACAGGATTCTCGTCGGCGTAATTCTGGTTGCCAGTGTTCTCAACGGGCGCGACG